ATATAGCTGAAAAAGCATATGCACCTTATATGGTGAATAGACAACTATCATACTTTCCAGACACAGTACTTGCTGCAAATGCAATGAATCGCAATCACCACCTTGATAATCGTTTACAATTCGATTTTTTTATAAATATAATTAGAAAACGAAAAAGGTTTTCTAAATGGTATAAACCAGAAACTATAAGTGATTTGGAAGTAGTTAAAAAATATTATGGGTACAGTAATGAAAAAGCCCACCAAGTTTTAACCCTTCTAAGCACCGAACAGATTAATGAATTGAAACGTAAGGTAATGACCGGTGGAAGAAAATAACATTATAGAGTGGACTCCAGCTAGTATGTTGGAAGTTACACTTAATGAACCAGATGATTTTTTAAAGATAAGAGAAACACTTACTCGAATAGGCGTAGCATCTCGAAAAGATAATAAGCTCTATCAATCATGTCATATACTACATAAACAAGGTAGATATTTTATAGTTCATTTTAAAGAACTATTTTTACTTGACGGTAAAAAGTCTAACTTAGAAGAAAATGATGTAGCAAGAAGAAACACAATCGCAACACTTATGAGCGATTGGGGTTTACTGACAATTGAAGGTAGAGATAAGCTTGAACCTATAGCACCATTAAGACAAATAAAAATTATTTCTTTTAAAGATAAAGATCAATGGAACCTATGTCCAAAATATAATATAGGTAATGGTTCAAAGTAAAAAAAAGTTTGTACAAACTATGTACATTTGAAAAAAAAGTATTATATATATTATAGGATGCCGAATGGTTCGGGTCCGTACAACAACCTTGCTTAACAGGAGGATACTATGACTGGAAACTTTGTTTTCCCAAGAAACGCTTTTTTAGGTTTTGATCACATTTTCGATGCATTGCAAGATATACATACGCATGCAAACGATGGATACCCACCACACAATGTTGTAAGAGACGGCGATAGCAAATATGTTATTGAAATGGCTGTTGCTGGTTTCAAGAAAAAAGACATTGAGATTAAGGTGAAGGAGCATATCCTTACCATCGAAGGAAATAGAGAGAAACGTAGAGAAGCAGATGCATACGTACACAAAGGAATAAGTGCACGTAAATTTGCCAAGTCATTCAGACTGTCGGAATATACCGAAGTAACTGGTGCCGATCTTACGGATGGAATATTAACTGTCAAACTCGAAGTAGTTCTACCAAAGGAGAAGCAGCCTCGTACAATTAACATTAACTAATTACGAGGAAAAAATGACAACTCTAACCGCGACTGTAAGTACAGTCACATGCCGGGTATGTGCCAATGTTGCAGCCTGGTTTAAACTCAATCTACAACGTATACAGTTCGCTCGACAAATGGCAGCTAACAGACGTGTTGCTCAAGATCTTATAGGTCTAGGGTTTGAACAGCAGAAAGAGTATGAACAACTCATACAAAAAATGAATGATCAAACCATTAAAGAGTACAAAGGCAAAATTTAATGTGGCCGTATACTGAAGAAGAGAACGATTACCTATCAAACTAAAAGAAAGGCGGGCTGGTTCCCGCCTTTTTTATTATAAATAGTAATTTACATGGAGGTATAATATGGATATACGACAGTTAAGAAAAGAACTTGAAGTGGATGAAGGAGTTAAGTATGAAATATATAAGGATCACCTTGGCTATCCTACTTTTGGTATTGGTCACTTGGTTATTGATTCTGATCCAGAACATGGACAAGAAGTTGGAACACCTGTATCAGAAGATAGAGTCATCGAGGCTTTCGACAACGACGTACAAATCGTGCTCGCAGATTGCGAGCGATTATATAACGACTTTAATGTCCTGCCAGAAGAAGTCCAACTAATAATAGCAAACATGATGTTTAATATGGGTCGACCTAGACTTTCAAAGTTTAAAGGTATGAAAGCAGGCGTTGATGCGCAAGACTGGAACAAAGCTGCTGACGAGATGATAGACTCTGCATGGTATAAACAAGTACCAAACAGAGCTGGTAGACTCGTTAAGAGAATGAGAGCACTAGCAAAATGAGCGATTTAGATTTTGACTTTGGTTTTACTGCTGTAACAGAAGATGAGCTAGAAGCAGTACAGAAAACAAAAACTTCTGCTACAGACGCACAAGAAAAACTTGAAAAACTTTATAATGCGATCACACCACTATTAACTAATTTAAAGAAAAATCCAGAAAAAGAGTATATTCTTTGGCCGAACAGGCTAGAGAAAGTAGAAGCGTTTGAGGATCATATTCAGAAAATTTATCTAAATTAATCCTTTACTTTTCTAAAAAACTATGGTATAATATAATTACAATGAAAAATTTTATAACATATTTAGAAGAAGCTCAAGGAAAAGGTTTAACAATCTTTGACATTGACGAAACAATGTTTATAACAAAAGCAAAAGTAAAGGTCGTTAAAAATGGTAAAGTCATTAAAAAACTGGACAATCAAGAATTTAACACGTATAAGAAAAAAGCTGGTGAAGAGTTTGACTTCGGGGAATTCAAAGACGCCAAGGTATTTAACAGGACGTCCACGCCAATTGCAAGAATGATTAACAAAGTTAAGGCAATCTTAAAGAATGCAACAAAAGCAGGTTCAAGAGTTATTATAGTAACTGCAAGACCTAACTTTGATAATAAAAAAGTTTTCTTAGATACATTTCGAAAGCAAGGGATTGATATAGACAAGATCTATGTCGAAAGAGCTGGTAACCTTGGTGGTGGTCCGGCTGCTGAAAACAAAAAAGTCATTTTTAAAAAGTACTTGGATCAGAAGATATATAAACGTATAAGGTTATTTGATGATGCAATGTCTAATTTAAAAATGTTTTTATCATTACAAAAAAACTATCCGGATGTTTCTTTCGAAGCATTCTTAGCAAAACCAAATGGCTCTGTTTCAAGAGTAAGATAAGGAGTAAAAATGAAATCGATACTGCGCTTAGTGGCGGTGGCAGCACTGTCTTTGTTTTTTAGTTTGCCGGTCTTGGCTGATAAACTAAAAGTTGGATTTATATACGTAGGACCAATCGGCGACCACGGTTGGACTTACAGACATGATATTGGTCGACTTGATGTTGAAAAACATTTCGGTGATAAAGTTGAGACTACATACATAGAAAGTGTAAAGTATGGTCCTGACGCTGAAAGAGCAATCAGAGCAATGGCAAAAGGTGGAGCTGATATTATATTCGCTACATCATTTGGTTATATGGAACCTATGTTAAAAGTCGCTAAAGAATTTCCAAACGTTAAGTTTGAACATGCAACTGGTTATAAGCAATCTGAAAACATGGCCAGTTATGGTTTAAGATTATATCAAGCAAGACACGTTCAAGGCATCATTGCTGGAATGATGACTAAGACAAATAAGATTTGTTATGTAGGCGCATTTCCAATTCCTGAAGTAATCAGAGAAATCAATACTTATTACTTAGGCGCAAAGAAAGTTAATCCAAAAGTTGACATCGATATTGTATGGGTCAACTCTTGGTACAATCCACCTAAAGAAGCTGATGCAGCTGCAGTAATGATTGCAGAAGGATGCGACATGGTAGCTCAACATACTGATTCACCTGCGCCTTTACAAACTGCACAGAAAAATGGTGTGCTAGGTTTTGGCCAAGCTTCCGATCAAATAAGATTTGCACCAAAGGCACAGCTTACTGCTACTATTGATAACTGGTCTCCTTACTATATAGAAAAAGTTCAGGCAGTTATGGACGGTAACTGGAAAACTGGAGATTACTTTGGTCATATGAAAGATGATGTAGTTCAAATGGCACCATTTACAAACATGCCTGATGATGTTAAAGCATTTGCGCAGAAAATTAAAGAAGGTATAAGAGACGGTAAGTACTTTGCTTTCACAGGACCTATAAAAGATAACACTGGTAAGTTACAATTAAAAGATGGCGAGGTTGCTACCGATGCTCACTTAAATAGTATGATGTACTATGTTGAAGGCATAGACGCTACGGTGCCAAAATGATACCGGTTATTGACTTTGAAGGACCTAACGTCCTTAAAAAAATTGAAGAAGCCTACACGACTGTAGGCTTCGCTGTCTTTACAAACAGCATATCTCGTTTTGAAAAAGCAACCATGAATTCTTGGTCAAACATTATGAAACAATTCTTTGAGTTGCCACTAGAAAAAAAGATGCAATACAGTTATGAAGGTGTAGACACAAACGTAGGTTACACCATGTGGTTAAAAGAAAACGTGGATCCTAAAGCACCAAAGGATATGAAAGAAAGTTTTAATTACAACGACAAAAGAACTACGAACTGGCCAAAAGAAATACCAGATTTTGAAACAGCAGCTTTAGTTTCAATAGACGTTGCTGATAGATTAACTTTACGGATATTAGAAAAATTTGATGACATACTAAAAAGTGGCACGACCATAGTCGATGCGCACGTACCAAACTATAGTACTACAAGATTTATACACTATCCTGCGTATACTGGTAAAGTTGAAGATAAACAAATGAGAATAGGTGAGCATAGTGATTATGGTACCATTACTCTTCTTTGGCAGATCAACGATGTGCCGGGTCTTCAAGTACAGGATCTTAAGGGTGAATGGCATCCGGTGCCGTATGATGAAGATGGCGTGGTCTGTAACATCGGAGACTTATTACAAAGATGGACTAACGATTATTTTGTAAGTACAAAACACCGTGTGGTAAATACACACATA